TCTAACGTTAGTTTGTTTAATTAAAGATATACCTATTTCATCTAATCTAATTTCTTTTTCTTTGTATTTAGCCGCAAAGTTAGCCGCATTAAATATGTCAACCCCTTGATAATTAGGCGCTATATAATATGGGTATTCTCTATCATCTTGTATATCATATTCTATATCTTCTGAACCTAATAAATTGTTTATTACATCCTCAACTTCTTGCCCTATTACTATTGTTGAGCCTATTTTAGTAGATGAATAAGTTTCTGCTTTAGTTAGTTTATTAGATTTAATGGTAAATACTTCTCCAAAAGAAACTATGCCTAACATATCATTTTCTATTTTACCAATGGATAGTTTACATAATGCTCTATCATCGTAATAATCTGCTTCAACTCCCATAGATATTTTTTGCTTTGAGAGCCCATCGGTTAATAACATATTATAAGGAGAACCAGATTTAAACGTATTTCTATTACCAGTTGGGTTAAATAAATGAATATAATCTCTCAATACTAAATATGTATTGTTGAATAACCAACCATTTGCAGAACTAGATAAAGCCACATCGTTAGCAAATTTTCCCGATATAGTTAAACTAGTGTCACTTTCTATCGACTTAACATAACATTTTTGATGGTCTAATAGTATTACATCTCCCTCTTTTAAATCAGTTAAGAAAGTAGTATTAGTTCCAGTAACTTGATTACTATTCAATGCTATTGTAACTCTATCTGAGCCATCCCCTAAATGTAAATATTGAGCGTGTCTAGCATCAGGGTCAATAGCAACATACATTGACATTACTGCTTCATTGATACCAGTATGCGCTTGCAATTGAAAATTACTATTCTTAGTATCTGGACCTAAAAATTCTTGGTCTTTATTAATTCTTAATAAGTTAGGAGTATCCCCATACATTAAATCACTATCAGGTCTTTTGGTGGTTCTTGAAGATAAACAGTTAATATCTATTTCATTAGGAGAATTTCTCCATAAACAAGTTTCAGCAGGTCGCATAATTCTATAGTTATCATAAAAGTCTATTGCCCCACTATTATCAAGTGGGACATTATCTAACAATAACTCATGAGCAACTACTTTACCTGTTACATTTCTTTTATGCTCCTTAACATAAATAATATGATTAGGGTCAACCATAGTATCAGCCATACTACTTTGTCCTTGAAAGTAACTAATTGCATTAGTGGTTCCTTCCGAATTCATATCTGCAAAATAACTAATATCATATGCACTAGAATCATTTTTAAACGGCCTAAAGTCTAACCTAGTTGGTTTTTTACCTACTTGAGTTCCAAAGTTAGCGACCAAATACATACCAGTTAAATCTACAAAATTTAAAAATGGATTATAATTAGTAGAGCCTTCTACATCCATTTCTATTCTTAACGAGCCTTCTCTAGTCATATTATTAGGGCCATCACCAGCAACAGAAGTAAAACTAACAGTTCCTTCTTGAGTTTCAGAATTATTAAGAGCAGTTGTGCCAACTAAAGAATTTATACCTAAATATAAATTAGGAACAAATACACCAAATACACCATCGGCTACATAATTTTTTGTTGCCTTACCCTCTTCTAATTCAACATAAAAAGTTGGAAATGCGGCCCCTGTAGTAGTGTTTTGTTCTGGTGAATCACCTGCAAGAGCCGCAAAACCAGCATTTTCTAATGAACCTTGTGCGCCTATAAATGTAAATTCATGACTTCTTTCATCTGCAAAATCTACTTCATTTCCAAAGGTAATGGTTGCACTAGTTTCTGTTCCCGACCCATCAGGGTCTATAAAGTTCACTTCTGTACCTCCTGTATCACTCATTGTAAATGCAGTTACATCAACACCCTCTGTTCCAGATGTTATAGTTCTAACAACTGCTCCACTTGGAATACCACTACCACTACTACCATCAGAACGTGTATAAGATGCTAGTGAATGCCCAACTCTAATTGTTGCAGATGAAGAACAATTAATTGTACTAGAATCGTGAGTTAAAGTACAACCACTAACAGTAAAGGTTCCAGTTATTTTACCAAAACCATCTCCATAAGTTTGCAAAGATTCTTCTTCTGAATCTGCTGTTGGTGTTCTTAATCTAGCGGGTTTCGAATACGGGAAACTACTAACTGCTCCACCCCTATAATCAGGAAACATACTTATTCTTGAGCCTATAGGAGTTTTAATTTTAGAAGCATTTTCAACCTCATATCTTCCTAATGCCACTACTCCGCATCTCCAATATGGATTACCGCCCTCTTGAATCCATTCTAAAATATTAGATACATGGGAATACTCACTACTTATAGTATTAGTATCACTACTTGTTCCAGTATTTCTATTTACTAAATAGGTTTTAGATTGCATTGCGTTTATCGTTCTTTCTGGATTACTGCTAGTAAAGTTATGAGCATAAAAAGTTCTAAAACAAGGGGGCAAGGCAACTATAGGAGATACATATTGTGTGCCTACACTAGAAGTTTGAGAAAAATACTTGAACGATTCATTAAAGTGTTCTAAAAATGTAGAAGAAGTAATGTTATCTGTTAAAGTATGGTCAGTTAATCCTGAAACGTTTTTACCGATGGAGGAACCCCAAGTAGTAATATCTGATATAGGGGCATTCTGAATATTTGCACTATTACCATCAATAAAACCATAAGGAATCTGATAATGTATTGTAGTACCACTTTCTCTACGACTAGCATATCCATTCCACATTTGTTGTAGCATGTTAGTTCCTTTTTGTTTTGTAGGAGTTAAGAAAGAATTTTCTCCACCTCTGCCGTAAGTAGTAAACTGATAAAACGAATCCCACCAATCTTGAGTAGCAATAGTGGTATTTTTACCACAAACATATACAAACCCATAATACAAACAAGGAGTCCCATCTGCCTTTAAAATAGGTCTTCTTGCATCTTCTACTAAAGTAAAAGAACTAGAACTAGTGTTTTCATCTATAACTTTACCAATGTATTTTCCTTTATCTGTAAATATTTGGTCGCCTATTTCCAGTAAACTAGAAGGGTTAGCATCTACAGTTACTACGGTATCACTTGTTCCATATGCTGTTATCTCTAAATTTAATCTAATAAGTGGTTGATACCTAGTATATTCAAAATTAGGAGTTGTCATGTTTTTAATATCACTTATTCTTTCAGGGTCTACTAAATTAAAATGCCAATCATAAGTACAATCTATTAATCGCATTAATCCAAATCGTTTCATCTCTGATGGAGAGATTGATGATTCGCTAATCGGCAGTGTTTCATATTGGTCATCTATTTCTTGTTCTTCCTGTAAAGCCCCTTCATAATATTCATGGGTAGTACCACTATTAGCAAAAGAACTTTCTCCCTTTAATAATAAACTATAATCTGTAAACTTCCTATTAACCGTTACACTATTTACAGTTCCCGAATAACCTATATGATGCTTTCTTGCCATAGAATCAGGATACATATCAGCAGGTGAAAACATAAACCATCTTTGAGTTTTAGGGTCTGGTAATTCCCAATGGTCTTTTGCTCTAGTAATACCGTCAAACTTTGGTCCAATCCACGGAGGATAAAGAACACTAATTCCCATATCACCCGTAGTTGCATCTTTAGAACCTCTAACATCTCTACCTAATTTAGAACCACTTAAACTAACTCCTATTTGTGTGAATGGTGGAGTATCTACATCCATTTGTAATCTACCATTACCACTAGAAATATCAGCAAAACTACTCGCTAATTTAAATGTTCTATTGTTATTCTTATCGGGCCAACCAAATAACTTAACCCATCTATCGACTAAACTAGCGGAAAAAGTAGTGCTGTCATCTGCCGCAGGGTCGATATATGCGGCATCAGTCGAACCTTCACCCCACTCAATATCATAGGCTTCACCTTTCCATCTTCTGTAAACTAATTCATTTCCAGCACTATCATTTAATGGTGATTCAGTATCTTCTTGCCAATCACCACCTCTAAAGTTATCATGTATTCTAGGCATAAATCTAGGGTAAATTAAAGAATTATAATTAGTCTCATCAGGAGAATAAATTGTAGTTCCATGTTTATTGAAATCAGCAAAGTTACTTCCCATAACTGGTCTAAAGTCTCTTGATTCTGGAGAAGAGTATTCTAAGAAATAGGGGTGGGTTTTAATTAAATTATCATCTACGAAAGTTAAAGTTGTATTAGTTTGGTCACTCGCTACATCCCTATCTATTCTAAATAAAGTTCCAGAATCTATTTGAGTTATATATGCTGTATTCGTAATACCAGTTCCAGTAACACTCATTCCTACTTTCAATAAACTAGTAGAATCCATCTGTATAATTCTAGGGTTACTTCCAAAAGAACTTCCAGTTCCAGCAGTATCATTTGTATCGCAAGTATTATCTGTAAAACTAGCGGCTTTA